AATTCCGGATAAACACTCTGGGAAATTGTCTGGCCAACCATCGCTATCCATCCGGTCGGTGGTGTATCTGTCGGCCATGGTATAGGCACTCCAATTGGTAATGATGTATTTAATTGTCCTAAGTTTACCGCCTGATTTGTTTTGGTTGCTGCCAGGACAGGCAAAGCGCCACCAGAATTACCACAAAGAACCCAAGCTGTTAACGTCGAATTCCATTCAACCTCAATCAATCCGTTAGCGACAATTTCCCCACCCTGCAATGCCTGATTGGCGTGTGAATAAATAGGGTAAGCGGTCAATCCATTCGGTGAAAATGTCGACGCACCGGTGTTTGCCGTTTTTGCCTTAAATACGACTTTCACCCCATCAGTTAATGCAGTAATTGCTGGAGAGTATGCAACAGCATAGGCATTAGCGGTGCCGGTATCGGCAGCATAAAGCAGTGCGCCAGATTGTATCCCAGAAACCAGTCCATTACTGGGCAAGAAAGGTGCATTTGATGCCAGAGCAATATTGGCGGCTGTAATGGTCGTCTGTCCGTACGCCACGGTGATAACATAGGCTCCGACATAACCTGTATCAGGAGAAGGCGTCACCTGAGTCCCAGTGATTGCTGTAACACCAGTTTTCAGTGCTACCGTACAGACACCGGAACGAACCGTGTTTTGCGCTGCGCCCGAATTATTCGGCCCTGACCAAGCTTGCGTTGGGTTGGCTGAATTATAATAAGGCAGCGTCACAGCATCACTATCCGTGTCCTGATAGGCGATCTGGACAAGGTAATTGACACTCATCCCGGAGGTAATCGGCGACGTCATCGTTAGCGATACGGCATCCAGCAGTATGCCCTGTTTCAGGATAGCGTGCGTGGTGTCAGCGTCAATGGACGAATACGCGGTATTATCGATGTTCTGTAAGCTGTAAATTTCGCCCGGAGCAACATTAACCGACAGGGATGCTGGGCTCGTTGGAGTACACGCCAACCCATTCAGATAGGTTGTGCTGCCCATAATTGCGGCTGCCAGTTTGGCGAGCCCAATCATCGAAAATTTATTCGTTGATAGAATATCGGTTTCGAGAGGGATAGCTCCCGGGTACACAATAATGCGATCTGCCATGTTTTTTCCCATTAAAAACCCGGCGCGGGGCCGGGTATGGTTAATTTATTTTCTGCTTGTACGGTGCTGGATTAATAAACTATTGATTCGCCTACTGTGTAATCCACGCCAATTCGAGTAGGCGTAGGCTCAGGGTTGGAGAGAATTCGTGTCCATGCAATAGTTCCTTCCATTTTTACGCTTGAAATTGCGTCATAAATATCGGTATCAGTAACACCGCCTTGAACCATATCCAGTGATGCATACTCACCCTGGTTGGCAACGCTGTACCCGCTCGTTGATATGCCGTAACCGGCAATGCTCGGGATCCCCGTTCCTACTGGTCTATAAGCGGTAACAAAGGCCTGATAGGGCATGAGCAGGGAGCCATACCCACCGCCGAGACGATAACCTGCACCAGCGCCATAGCCGCCTGTATCCGCTGGCCGTTCTGGCTCAAAGATAAGGGGATAACGGCCGGTGAGATCATAAAGAACGCTGGAAACAGATTTCCGGGTCCCGCGCTCGCGAAACATATTGACGACAATTTTGTTGAGGTAACTCGCGTCCCCCTGGTTAGCGGCTCTGGGCAGCCCATCTTGCCCAAAAAAGTCAGCCGCTATTAGGTCCAGAAAGCCGTCTGTAGCCGTTTTGATGCGGGTCTGCCTAACGGCATAGGCATACAGCGTGTACGCCCAGGAGAGCGAGTTTGCGCAGCCATACAGCACCGCATCGAGTATGGGATTGTCATCCCCGAACCATCCGGCGGGCAACAACGCCCGCAGACGGGCATACATGTCTGATTGGTCACCTGTCATGATTTAGCTCACCGAGATTGTACCCACGCTGATAACCTCTTTGGCCGATGCCGCGAGATCTGATGTTCCACCATTCAGCGTTACGCTGCTGACATTGGTCACATAGGTGCTAGCCCCATAGGCAATCGTTGCCAGTTGTGTGTAGGGAAGTAATTCACCAAGGGTCAGTCCTGAGATGTAGTTTTGAATTGCAGCCTGGACCAGGGCGACGATATCCGAATGCGTCGCTGCGGAACTGGTTGTGATGACCATTGATACATTGGCGGTAATGAGCGTTGGCCCAAACACGCCAAAATTGATTGTGAACCCCCTCACGACATCAATCGCATTAGCCGCGGATGCAAGAAAATCGCTGTTTGGCGCGCCGGATCCATCGTTTACCACGGCATAGAAATATCCCGGTTTTGCATTGCCGCTGTAATCATAGTTTTCTGTCAGCGTACAGGTTACGCCGCTCTGCATGCTGGTCAGCGCGTAGATGATGGCCGCTTTGGTCGATTTTGAAAGAGACGCGACCCAAAGCACAAATCGGGCTCTGGCCGCATCATCTGATTCAGCTTCAGCTCCATTCGTCAGCGCATCGGCATTGTTCACAGTGTCCACGTAGGAAATGGAACCGCTGATAACCGAGATAGTGCCGGCGGTAGCGTTGGCCGCCGTGCCGGCCGTATTGGCTTGGATTGGTACGGTGATACTTTGCACGCCGGCGGCAATGACATATCCGAGCTGCGTCGCGTCATAGGCCGGATTTGACGTGTCGGTTATGACGGTATAGGTTTGCGATCCGTCAGTCGTGGTAACTGTCGTTCCGACTGGGACAAGGGCTTGATATGTGGCAGTGAAACGCGAGAATGTAACGGCCCCTGTAGCCTGAACGGCGGACAGCCGGGTAAATCCATAATCAGCCAGCCAGGAATCGAGATCTGTTCCTGAACACGTGGCCGCTCGCGTAGTAACAAGCAAAGTAACGATAAGCTGCTGCATCCACTGAACGACACTTGCGTTACTTTCCGCCACGGAGCGGATAAGGCTCCCTATCGTTAAATCGACCAAGCCTTTGTAGGCTGCCTGGATAGCGGTTACCTGATCGCTGACCAGCGTTGTGAAACTTTTAATATTAAGCGCCATCATCACTCCGTGACATCAAAAGAGAGAGTTGCAGGCTGATTGGTGAATGCGTCGGTGTAGGAAATGTTCACGCTGACGCCACCGGTGATAATGGTGAGGGTGATAACTGGCGCCGGCGAGGTGGCAACGCAGGACTCAAGTAACATTTGCCCCTTAATCAGCGCAGTCCATTCGCCTACATTGGGATTTTGACCGACTTTTTGCCCCAAGCCCGCCCCATAATCGGGGTGAAACAGGTAATCCCCGGGGTTTGTCAGTAAACGCCTCAGAATTCTTTGCTTGCCCTTCTCGGTGTCGGATACGGGGCGCAGGTCACCGGATGGCGATGTGCTGAGATCGCTACCGATATAGTGATAAAGGTCATCCATTGGGTTGTCCGAGATTAGAGGGTATTGTTCGGGGTATCGGTCGTGCTGTCGCCAGATTCCACACCAGGGTGGCCATGGGCGTTATATTCGTCACGGATATGCTGTACGGTTCCTCTCTCTCCGTTCTGGTCGGAGATATCCCCCGATGCCGTGACGTTTCCGTTGATCTGCATATCGGCGTTTACGGTCAGTCCGCCAGCGAATGACATTTCGCCAGTGGTATCGCCATTCATGACCAGCGATGAGCCCGCACCATCGACGATCGTGACCTTTTTATCGTTGGTGAGCTTGATGTATGCGCCATCTTTGTGAACGAGCCAGAATTCACCGGACGGCGGCCCAGGGCAGCGATCGACGTCATTGTAATACTGGCCCGTCGCCATGCCCGCGCCCATCAGTCCAGAGTCAAAATCAACCCCGACGATAGCGCCAATCATTGGCCCCGCGGCTAATCCCCATCCATTGCCTACCCAATCGGTTGAAAGCGGGATCCAGCCAGTTTCCTCCCCGGTGGGTTGAATCTGAACTTTTACAGCGTAGACGTCAGGGTCGTAAGCGGTAATAATGCCCTGGCGTGGCCCCGCCACTCCCGCTTGTGCCTGAGCGGCATTGCGAGTCATCGCGTTGAGTAGTGCTCTCAATCTGGCAACTCCTGATCGATGTTCAATGCCGGCGAGTGATTTTTTGCTGATATCGTCATGGTGTATCCGCTATCCCAGTTCAGTGTGCGCCGGACAGAATCGCAGTAATAAAGCTGGTCAAATGGGCTTTGCGTCCCTTCTACGCGGATCATCGTGGTTGGCGTCAGTAAATTGTCGCCGGCGGTTGAGCAAGACATTTTCATCTCATGCTGGACGATAGTGCTGTACAGCGATTGAGCCATTGCATATGCGGCTTCAGGCGTCAATCCATTGCGAATAACACGATAAACTTGCGTCCTGGCCGTGCTTTGCCCTGGCGTAATGGCCTTGGCATATTTCGGATAGCTGGCGACGAATTGCTTGTATTTGCGCTTGGCGTTCCAGCTCAACACCTGAACGGTGACCCCCTTCGAAATGGTCAGCGCCCTGGAAAAGGACAAATCGTCCGAAGTGTTGCATTGCGGATAGGCCAGCATTCCCGGCGGCTGGTAGCGGATCACATAATTGTTTGCGGTTTTCGGGTCTGTCACCGGCTCGAAATGGAGATTGTAGCCATCGACATAAACCTGATATCCCTCGATACCGGCCAGGGTTGTGATCAGGTCCCAATCTGTCTGTTCACCGGTGAGATGCGCCGAGTCAATCTGGTAAAATTCCCCATATCTGCCGGTTGTCGCGGTCACCACCGGCGTTAAGCCGTTTCGGGTGGCTAATTGGGTCGCAATTTGGCTCGATGTGAAGTTTTTAAACGACTCGCCGACCGATTTGGCATCAATCAGCAGTGCAGTGAAGTCGCGCCCATCGCAGGTGATTTCAAACCGCGCCGGGTCGTACTGCCAGTTATCGATATTGCCGACAATGAGGCTTTTCTCGTCCGTTCCCGACTGGGTGGTGATCGATACTTTCAACTCCACTTTTATCGTGGTCTGGACTGCCCACCAGTTTAATAAGCCCATCGTTGACGGAAGCGATGATGTCGCCAGGGTGAGGTTAAATGTCCCTGCCCCCTTGAATGCGTTGCTTTCAACATCGAACGAGACAAACGGAACCTCGGTGCCATTCAAAAGACAACGCCCGCTGATTTGGCGGGCGTTCGGGGTAATGATCGGGTTATTGACATCCATTTAGGTGCTCGATGTGGTGGCCGCCGGGTTAGCCGGAATAGTCAGTGTGTTGATGCCGGTCAGTTGCGGGTCCGTCAGGTCATTGGCGGCCGCGATACTGGTCCATAGCGACGGGTCGCCATACTGATCGCTCGCCACCTGATATAAACTGCCGCCGGATTGCGTGATGGTTTGCACCCCGTCAGCCGTCTGTCCGGAGTTCACGTTTTTATACAGCCGCCCCAGAACACTGCCGAGGGCATAGAGCCCGGTAAGCTGAATTTGTGAATCCCGCTGCGTTAATAGGTTGGTGATGGTTTTCGATATCGGGTTCCCCGGCACCAGACCGCCCAATGTCGTGATTTGCAATGCACTGCTTTCCAGCGACGAAATCGAGGACGTCACCAGATTTTGTGCGGCCACAATCGGCGCGACAATGGTCTGAATGGTTGAAACCGTGGCGTGGGCAAAATCGCTGACCGTACTGACGACGCTCTGCACCTTCTTTACCGCAGCCGTTACCGAGTCGATATCAATCACGTCAGCCAACCCCAGCGCTTGGCCCACATCGCTATTCACCAGTCCGGTTAACGCACCTGTCAGAGCATCAACCTTGACGGGCGCATCGTTGCGCTTCAGTACCGCCATTTCGATGCTGTAGGGGCGCCGGAATTCGTATTCGTATACCGGGGTGAATGAAGTGATGATGCCGTCAAACGAGAAATCATCGCAGGTCAGCGTAACGACTTTACCGGCGTCCCGGATAAGCTCTAGCGACTGCACCCGGCTCGACGCATTGGGGCCGTTAATGATGCCCGACCATGTCAAAGCGTCATATTCGACACCCAACACATCGAAAACGCGTTTGCCGCCGATCATCTGGTGAATGACGACTTTCTGCTTGCCCGGTAACGCGATACGTTCGGGGATCTCAAACCCGGCCAGCGTGATCCCGCCGATGGTAACCTGAGTCCCGAACGATACGATGCCGGATGCATTGGCAAGCAGCGAGGTCAAAGTGTTCATTGGTTACCTCGAATATTGATAACTACTCATGCCAGAAAGAAGAGGAGATAAATAATTGTCAAATCCAGAAACACCAGATTGCGGCTTGTTTGCCTCTTTCGCTTGATGATTTGTAACCGCCTCACCAACCTTTTTGCCATCAAGATTGATAGTGCTATTGACTTGAATGGTTTGCCCTGCTTTCCCAGGGACGGGCGCAGCCGGGTATCTGCTTGGATTTATTAGATGGCGATATTCATCGGCCGCCGTTGGATTATGAATATTAAAACCGGACGCTCCCTTTGTTCCGGAGGATGTCATGGTATTGAAATTCTGATTCATTTCGCCATTTTTATACCAATCCCATACTTTATAAAACGAGAAGGCGGCAATGGCAGTCAGAATTCCTGTTATAACTGCGGGCAGCCCGCCAAGAGTCGTAGCCAGAAGAGGTAATGAATTCGCTCCAGTCAAGCTTAAAACTACCCGCCCAACCAATCCTAATGGTTTAATTACGGCCCCAGCGGCATGGTTTAGAACCCATAACCCACCGCTTGCGCCGGCCAAACCAGTAACAATCATGGCTCCATCAGTAAAATAACGCGTCATTTCCGGATGTGCATCCATAGCACTTGTGATTTTTACAATACCGTTCGATAACATATCTATGCCATGTGTGAATCGTTCAAGAACGCCACCTTTTTGTGCAAGTGCCAACTCCAAATTTTCATACGATTTACCGAGCGCAGCCCTAGCCAAGATTACATGGTTGTTTGGGTCATAAATTGTTTTATCTGTCCCGTTTGAAACATCATAGGCGGCCAATGATTTATCGATAGTCTCCATCTGGGCCATTATTCTGTTAAAGATCTTAGCCCCGTTCGTGCCGAATATGATGGCGTTTTCCCTTTCCCTATCGATGTCTTTTGTTATTCCATGCGCCCTATAAATCTTCATCATTTCGGCCGCATATCCTACAACGTTAGTTGCTTCCAACTCATGCAGGCGATCAGTTTGCTTCATCCCTGTTTTGTCCGTCATTCCAAGACGGTTCATTTCCCGTAGCAAAAGTTTAGGAGGCAATGACATCATCCCGTTCACACGGGTATAGGCGGTACGCAGACCAACCGCTGTGGTACTGCCGCCCATTTCGGCAATGATCGGCTCTAATCCCCCCATTATTGCTCTGATACCCTGATGGTTCGTTGCTGAGCTGCCATAAGCAACAAACTGTTTTAGCTGGTTTTCATCGACAAGACGCCCGCTTGCCTGAGAAGCTTTAAAAACAGCATCAACAATTGCTTGCGCCTTTTTGGTATCGCTAAGGCCACCCATAATTTCAACAATTTTGTTGAGATTACGCATATTATAGTTAGCGGCAGCCTTTGATGAATCACTCAGGGCACCAGACGCTACTTCATATTTCGCTAAAATCGGCATCATGATTTCAGCTGCGTCCATCGCATTACCACCTTTCATGCCAGATTCACGGAATGATCCCTGCGCATCAGTGAAGATACGCATTAGGTCCAGGCGTGATGTGTTGGCAATAGGATGGGCGTCAACATATCGTTTTGCTTCGTTGAGTTGTGCCGAATCAAGCCCCATCTGACGCAAACGAGCAAGTTCACGCTCGTAGTCGGTCCCTTTTTCGGCGATTGAATTAAGCCACTCGAATCCAGCATAAGCGGTCATTAGATTCGTCATGCCAGCATCATGAGAGCTCATTCCGTGGCCGCCGTGCCCACCGCCAGCATTACCACCTGCGCCACCAGGGGGTGGATTACCACCGGTTCCACCGGGGCCCCATCCGCCAGGAGGCACGCCGTTATTCCAGCCGTTGATACCGGCGAAATTGGCCGCACCATTGCCGCCGCGATTGCCGCCGCCGCCATTCCCGAGCAGCAAGGGTGACGGGATATTTCCACCACCATTGTACGAAACCATCGGATAAGATGATGAACGCCCCACTGCCCCGCCAGCATAGCCAAGCAGCAAAGGTGCGGCGACCATACCTCTACCGGCTTCTTGATGCGCTCTCGCCACTGCTCCGGCACTTCTTGCGGCGCTGTTCATCGCGTCAGCGTATGCCCTGGCGTCGCGAGTAGCGCCAGAAAACTGGCCATTACCCGCCCTTGTCATTTTACTGAGAGCCTCGGCGGCTTTATTTGCTGCGGTAGTAATGCCTTTAATGTCTTTCGTGATCTGCTCAAAACGTTCATGCAGTTTAAGCGCGTCTTTGCTGACAGCCGCTAAGGCGCGGCTTATCTGGTCGTTCATCGCAATACGAACGGCTACGTTATAGGCTTGAACGTCCATTGAAAGCTCCGAAATTTTGACATTAGAAAACACAATAAATTAATTGGGTTTATGAAGTTAATTTAAATGTTTATTTATTGCATTTTAGTCCGAATGTTTTCATGAAATTCTCATCTGAAATCATAAAGTATGCAAATGGGGTTCTATCAGCAATAAATTTATTACCAACCCTATTAAAATAGATGCTCTCACCGACAATCTCATTATTATCAGCTCTTCTTAAATTTACGAAGTATTGTATTGTAAATTGATTTGAGTCAGCCTCACCCCTATCAGCGATGCTAGCAGTTTTATTCAATACGCCACATTTAGTTATGAAATCGAAAAGTGTTTCACCATTTATTATATTTATTAGCTTAGAGAAATAAAGCGCCCTATAAAAACCATTTTTATAGATGTTTAAACTTTCTCGATCTTGCTTCATGCTTTCATCAGGTTCAAACTTTATCTTTTTTAAATCTGGATATTTTTTAAATATTGATTTATCAAATTTCAATCCAAATTGGTCACTTGTCCCTACGGCCCCTTCTTCTGCACTAACTGGAGCCGTAACGTATACATCTTTAGGAATTGAAGATAAATTGTCAGGTATGTAATCATCTAAAATGTCACTATCCGCAACTGCCGATAGACTATATGTAATAAAAACAAATAATAACGCTATTCTTTTCATCGCCACCCCTCACCGTTACATTTCGCAACAGCATATCACTGGTGAGACGCAAAGGAACGCAATGGAGCACAAAAAACCTGCCGGAGCAGGTTTGTGGTGTTACCAGTAATAGATGTGCGGCTTGCTGTTTCCGAGCGGGAAGCTCGTTTCATCCCAATCACGGCGCCCCTGAAGGATAGCGAGGCATAACGCTTTGTTCTTGCGCCGGCGCGGCTTGCTCATGAACAAGCTGATCCACCACCCTGGGCTGCTGCTGTAGTTGACTGGTCTACGAGAGTAAGGGATAAACTCACTGGTCATCACGCCGTTCTCACCCCGGTACAGCGGCCGCATCTTTCCGTCTGCCATGCGGTCTTTGACTCTGTTCTTAATGGACATTTTAGGCTCCTATAAGTTACCTAAAAAATGTCCTCCGCGAAGTAATTCATAATTATTCCTTATATTTCAACTCTGCCCTGCGCTCTTGCATATTAGGTCCGAAATGATGGCGTTGATGGCCGCATAGCCAACACGAACACATGCATGGCGTGGTGTAGCATCTACCCACAGAATAGCGCGTAACCCCTACCGATAGATGATATCCAGCATTAGAATATCGACTACGTTTATTCTTCAATCGGCGCATATGGTGACGTCGATATGCGCGGTTTCTTGTTTGCATTTTCAACCCCCGAAAAGATTATCAGGGCAGACATATCTTCATATGTCCGCCGAAACGTCTTTTCGGAGTAAATAAACTGTCTTATCATATTGTTAATCATTTTTGGTACAAAATAGCACAATTTTGGGACTAAGGTTTTCTGTCGATTTCCTTGTGTGTCCCGACTCGTCGCAGGACAGCAATATCGCCATCAAGATATTTTAAGTTAATGGTTTGGATGGTTTTTAATCTGATCAGGTGCAGGCATGAAGTTTTCAGACAAGGACTTTGATTCGGCCTTATCTTTTTCTTCTTCTTCTTTGAATTTACTATAAGTGTCAGTATCAAAGAAGGAAATGCCCTCGATCTCACCTTTAGGCACAAGTGTTCTGAAATCACTGAGATCAAGCGATGCGATTCCCTGTTGTATCCCAGTATTTATGTAATGTTTTTGATAATTCGTCGTGACATGGATCGTCAGATCATCCTTGTCACGATATCCACTGAGTAATGGTAGTAATTCGAGAAATTCCGAGGCACCTTGTTCAAAGGCTGGGCAGTGGATAAAACCGACATAAAATTTGCGAGACTTTAAGGTAATAATCACCGGGAATTGCCTGACAGAGGCTTCCATTAGCAAGTTTTCCAGGGCGTTATCGCCTACAGCTTTCACCAGGGCATCTATCCTCCGGGTGCCACCTTTTATCCGCCATTTTCTTAGTGCTCCTGATGCACACGCAAGCAATAATGACAAAACGCCCCAAAATGCGAACTTTAAGTCCTTATACCGTGCCGCGTCATCAGTTGAGATAGGGAATATACGTTGAAAAACATCTGTCCTTAGGCTGAGTAAATGCAGAAAATCATTAATAGCCCAGCGAAAAAAGCCTAGAACACTCAAGAGTGAGCAAATACCCCATGACAAGGTGACAAAGAACGTGCCCCAAGCTGCAACAAAAAAATAAGCGTCCCAACCCGTGGAACGCTTGAATATGTATCTTGCTGATAATGATAGGGTTACATAGATGTATCCACTAATCAGAATCACTACTAATAGTACGGTATTCATCTAGGCGATTAACTTCGTTCCTTGATATCCACGAGTTTTGAAACCTGCCTCTTGATTGCATCCTGCACATCCGCATTGTCCATATTGATGGAAATAAAGCCATCTTTGCTGATATTGTAACGGCCTTTGTTTTCTTTAAGTACCCGCGCCAGCCGCTCTGTTGGGCTTCCTGCTTGGATACCTATCTTCAATGCAAATGACATTGGCATAAGCGCCTCCTATGCTGCGGGTGCGAGATCATACATCCCGCACGGGGTGGCTACAACATCGTCAAACGAATAGCAGTCAATACTTATAGCGATGTCGAAGAAGTTAAAACAACTGCATTTTGATCGTTTGGACCGAGCGTCTAACTTTAGTTCTCATGTCGGACTCCTGGTCAGCACTTTAAGCGAATTCTTTAGGGCAAAAAGTCACCGGTGATGATGTGTCATCAGTGTCCTTATCGCTAATAGCCGCCGCTATCTATACGCAGTGTATTACCTTTACTCATATTTGAGCAAGGTGCTACATGCCACAATACCAACACGTTCGGCGATGTTATGAAAGCCGCCTTTGCAAGATCGCCGAAGTTAGGCATTAAATTACCCTTTAGGTTGCGCTAAGTTTGCTATTTTCACTAAAGCTGCACTTTATGCAGTTTTTGACCTAAATCACAAAAATGGCATTTTATGCAACGTCCCCGGGCCACCCTTGCCTATCTGCCCATGCACACATCCACCGCAGGATACCCTGGGTGTCCATGTCCGAATGCGAGCTACTCAGCTCTAAAGCTTCTCATGACGCAGTAGCCTACCTCGTCAAGCAAGGTATCTATCTTGCGGATGTACGCCGGGCCGATGAAAGGCCGCGGCGGTATCTTGTCGGTGCCCACCTCTTGCCAGTAACCAATCTGGCTTTTAGTCCCGACGATGGCTGATAACCCCATAACCTCATGCTGGATACTGTCACGAAGTTCACCACTGCGTAAAAGCGGCTCATTTGCGTTATAGCCTTGGTTTACACGATCGTCCATGGTGCTTTCAGCAAGTGGATCCCAAGCATTGAATGGGCCTATTGCCGGCTGATAGACACCGAGTTCTTCTTTGGCCGCTGCCTCAACATCTTCGGCGTACTTTTTTACGCCAAGTTCGAGTTGATGGTTTATGGTCATTGACGCGGTGGCGAATTCTCTTGCCAATTGTTCTAAGTCCATCAGTCGCCACCTTCAAATTCCATCTTGTTCCAGTTGAATTTACTCCCCTCGATTTCGCTCAAAACAACAGACATCGCGAATTGTTCATGAGGGAGAAGATTATCGACGCTAGGGAAAAGCTTTTCGAACGGAACCCCATTTTTCATCAACCAGCATTGACTGCGAAACCTGGGGTTCTGGGCTAGTTTTTTGCGGCGGCATCCTCTGCGTTATTGTCAGTAGATTCTTTCGGGTAAATCAGGTCGAGAACAGCCGACATCCCTTCCCTGCCTAATATTTTGAGAACCGCATCAATTTGCGCCTGGGTCTGCGGGATAGGATAGGGATCGCCGTCGATTGATTCCACTTTGGCCGCCGGGAAAACATAGGCGTTGAGATATGCCATATTTACAGATGCCTGCGGGCCAACGATCAACAATACCCTGGATTCCTCCAACGGTCCGAGATCGCGTACCTTAATCACCCGCCCACGGCTATCTATGACTTCATTTTTCTTTACTTCCGGAGCGGCGCCGGTAACCTGACTGTCATCAATCTCGTTGATTTTGACTTTCATTTTTATTCCTTAATTATGCGACTTTGATACGGCGGGGAGCGGTCCATGTCAGCGTCTGACTGACTTCTTTATCACCGGTTTTGGTGCCGGGGTCAGACAGATGAAATTGCACGCTTTGATAGCGCCATACGGTAGTGCTGCCGTCAGGCTCGTTTATCGTTTCGGTGATAGTTCCCGTCGATTGAGCGTTACCGGCGTAATAATCGGCTTCCCACTGCGCCCAGAAGTTATCGAGTACTGGCCCCTGGCGAGCGGCCACAATGGTACCGTTCCAGTTATCGGGGATAAGCAGTTCATCCGTCTGCCCCGTCAACAGGGTGATGTTGAGGCGCTTAATGTTGGGTTTCGCGTCGAAGCTGGTAATTTTTGGTATGCGAATAACGCCATAAGAGGTGTTGAGGTCAATGGCGAAGTCACGGCCCAGAGTGTAACCAGATTGAGACATGATAATTTTTCCTAATTAAAGCCCTGTAACGCCAGGGCTATGCATGTTGTCAGGTGTGATTACGACAGGGTCGCGCTGTTCGAAACGGTGATGGTGACAGAGCCACCGCCTTCGAGGTTGACCAAGAAGAAACGGACTTCGTTAAGGTATTTCACTTGGACATCAGCCTGCATGTAACCCAGGGCCACGCGGGAATCTGGGTTGTTGCTGGCGCTCAGGTTGACACTAAAGGCAGCCCCACCATTCGGATCGCCGATCATGCCTTGCGTTTCCAGATTATCGAGGAACGATTCAAGCGTGCTCTTTGTCTCCCGCCGAAAATCTACCGTCTGGTTTTGACCGACAACATACCCGAAGCTGGCCGCGATGGTCAGTGATAGGTAGTTCGTCATGCGCGTATAGGTATCCCGGTTTTGCGTCTGGGTAGAACAGGTATTCAGCCCAGACCGGCAGCCGAAATAATTCCCCCCAGGGCATGGATTGGTAATGACGTCGAGCCGTGCGGTATTGATGCTGCCGATTTCCGACAGGCTATAGGGCTGATTAGCTAATTGCCGCTGCGTGCCAATGATGGTGCTGATTTGTTTATTCAGCGTCGAGATATGCGGCGAGCGGGACGCAATATTCGGCGCCTCAAACGTCGCCGGCGCCATCATGCGGTTAACGCCGTTCGTGGCATCGTACCAGTAGACCCAATCGCCTACCATGACCTTCAGGTGCCAATCATCAACGCCGGCAGTGTTGAGCGCCGTTGCCACGCTCGAGTAAGTAGAACCTGCTGAGGCCTGACTGATGGCATACGAACCTTCGGAGGCGGCAAACGTTGCGATTGTCGGCCATAAACTTGACGTTGTCAGGTCAACCAGATTGATCACTTGGGAATTGGTGCCGCGCAGCGCATACATGCCTGTGCGCGTGGTGCTGGTACCATCAGTACCAATCAACGTGTTATCGGTCAGGGTGGTAGCCCCATCGGTACCGCCGGCCAGCGTATAGGTAGTGGACACATTCGGCGCTGCCGTGCTGGTCCCTACCGTAGCAATTGCCAGTTGCGATGCGCCGCGAACACTGGTCTGCCCGTTATTTACAGCGCTAACCAGATTGGCCCAGAACGTCGCGCCGGTACCGGCGATATTGTCGAAGATCTCCGCGTACTGACCCGGCATATAGATGGTCAACTTGAAGGTGTTCTGTTTGGTGCCGGCGGTAATCGACGCCTGGATGGTGTTACCCAGGGTGCCGGAGTAGATAGCCGTCAGAGTGGCACCGGTAACGGGGGTGCTGGCGGTATCCTTCAATGCCGCGCTGGCGGCCACATCCGTACCATCAGTGACGCGGACCGCTTTGATGTTCTGCGCACCCAACTGGAGAGCGACGGTAACCGCAGACGACAAATCATATTTGCGAACCTGTGGCGAACCGAGATATTGCGCCTGGTCACTCTGCGAGCCAATATTCACCGGCGAGTTAACCGGTCCCCACGATGCGATACCAACGATGCCGTAACCATCGGTCGCGATGCCGTTAATATAAGTGGTTTTCGGCGCAATAATCTGCACATACAGATCCGGCGCGGTGAGCGCAGTCGTGTTTAAACTTCCTGTTTGATAAACAGGCATAGAGCTGCTCCTAAAATGAAAAACCCGCAATCAAGCGGGCTCTGTTATCAGAGGTAAATTGAGGTTTATGCAGCGCGTTTGATCACGTAGCAGGCGGTCTCACCGGAAAGAATCCCTTCAATGGTCGCGGGGTCGGTAATTTCGGCACCGCGTGAATAATCGCCGAAGGGATGGCGCACAACCAGAATGTAACCCAGGCTTTCCGCCTTAGCGGCAGAGGTTGATGCGGTTACACCGGCTGCCGTATCAGTGCTGGCAGTGATATCAGACATGGGTTACTCCTGAATATTTTTGATTTCAACTGGGGTTTCGATGTTGAGGACCGGCGCAATAACCTGCGGCGCGGAGATGATTTGTGTCGTGGCGTACTGGACGCTATAGACGATATCACGCCGGTAAAGCTGGTATTTTTCGAGCTGGTCGGTCTGGAATGTCCTAGCATACAATTTGATACCGTGGGAACCATCAGCAAAAACGATATCGCTGCTTTCAGCCAGGGCGGAATCAATCGCCAAGGCGACTGTGTCTCGTAGCGCCGGCGTCGGTGACCAAACAGTAACAATGAACTCCTTTTCTTGCCGTTTTAACTCTCGTGCCGCCGTTCCTACGCCCCCCACTCTTGCGGTGATGCTATGCGATGGCGGAAGCGTCAAAACAGCGCCATAGCTCGATGAGGAAGGAATTAAAGCAGAAAATGCGGTGGCTATCATCGTCAGTGTGTCATCCGCTTGTACCGGGTGGTGATAACCCTGACCATCAATGAGTAAATAGATATTTTGCGGAACGGAAACGGTACCGCCAAACGTAACCATATTGCCGGAAACATCGGCCGTAATCGTCGGCGCCCCAGGATTGACCGTGTAATAACCGCGGCCGAGATAATTCGGTATTTTCCGCTCTGTCGGCGATGCGAAAACAGAAACATGCGCGCCTCCCGCCGTGATATCGTTTTCGAGGACATTCGGCACCGGCCAGCCAGGGTAAACCTTGATATTGGCATTCGCGATGCTCGGCTGTGATGTCCCGTTGGGGTAAAGTGTGGCCGCTATCGAGCCAACGAGGACCATTTGCACTTCCGATAAATCAGGCATATCACACCATCGCTTGCATAGCGGTTAATCGCCAGCCCATTTCAGTCAATTCCGCGCTGGAAATGACATAACGCCGCCCTAAATCGTCGTTAATGATATCCGAAGTTCGCAACGTTACACCGGACCATGCCGGTAATATCACAGCCCACCATGGGGTGCGGACATCTCCAGGTAGATTGACATCGTTTTTCTCGCCTTTCGTTCCTTGCAACATGCTAGCGGGCCAGGCGGTCATTAACGCAACTTCATTGTCCGCATTATCACCGCCATAGCCAATCTCACCCACGCCAGAATCCATACCAGGACGCAGGATAGTAATCGTCCGGTTGCAGTCGACCATGAATATCGGCAAAAGCTGCTGAATCGCTGCGACAAACAACGTTCCCTCGATACCAACAATATAATCACCGACCTGAATCTGTGATCCGTCCATGATGGCGTACCACGTTGCTTTGCCGTAGATATTCGGTCTTGCATAGGTCGGATCATCTGCATTCAAACTGACTTGCAGGCTCGCCATTTGGGTAGCGGTTGAGATCGGATTAGTTGCCGATGTTGGTCGATAATGCTGATATGTTGTGCCGATGACGCGAGCTGCTTTAGCATAACCAGCATAGACCTTTTGTTGTATTTTTGTTCCGTCCATTTATACCACCATGGAAACGCAACACTTATTCGAACCAAAATTAGGCCCAGGCGGAACACCTAAAAAATTACATAGCCGCAAACGCCATGAATCAAATAGCTTATCCCGGTCACGCTGTTCGTCTTTATTGTGCGTCCACACTGCCGCCTTATCCGTGTCGAGATTATCACTCGTCGTTGGAATGGCATTTTCCAATGTGTTTAAGTTCGTGAGATAGGTATTAACGATCACCGCGCCTTCGCTGTCGCTCATGTGTTGTAATCTGTACTCCAACGCGAGGTATTGCCGCATAATCCAAGGATACGGGAAAACAACAGCCCCATCTCCATATGCTGGATAGCCACAATAACGCCGGATATCGACAACCTGAGCATCGGTAAACGCATACGGAGTGAATGCCATTATTTTTTCTCCAATTTCGCACCTTGCCTGATCAACTGGCCGATTAATTCATCGCCCTCATTGAATTCTGTACCTGCCTCAAAGAATCGATGATTTCGCCCGTGGGTGATAAGGCCGAAATTTTTAGCAAGCACCCATTTGTTTGGAAAATCTTTATCCTCGGATATTATTTCCCCATTCTCAGGCGCAATTTCTTCTTTTTTTCTCGGCATAAATCCATCCAGGAGGGCTTGCGCCCTCCACTTGATTACAAAGATTCCAGTATAATCGCACGCTTAAACGCAGAGTTAGTCGCGGTCGGGATGGTATTCGGATTCGCGGTAGTGTCAGAGGGAGCAACAAAACCACCGATGTACGACCAGGACTGAGTAACGACCTGTTTCAATGCATCCAGAGGCTCGCGAGTTACATGCGCGATGCCATCAACAACGATAATTGAGCCATCGTTATCATCAGCTTCCGATGCGGCAGCGTATGCCTCATCAGTGAATACGCCTTCAACAAGCGCCCCTTGCCCGCACAATACAGCGCGACGAACAACGCCAACACTCGCCAGCGTCTGAACCGGGTTCATGTTGGTTTCCTGAATGCGGACGCCCAACAGTTCTGCGACGATACCGCGTTTGTACTCTTCCGACTGGATTTGACCACGGAAGAAATACTGGAATGCCGGGTCCTGATAGAGACCCGTGGCTTGCAGCGGGTCGCAATACAAAACATACATACCAGTCGCATCAACAGGGGGAACGCCGTTGGCAGCCATGGTGGCTTTGGCGTTCAGGATCATCTGCATGGTCAACTTGCCGTTGTTGATATCGTTGGCTGAGCTGATTGCGGCGGTGGTTGCGGCCATCACATTGCTGGCAGACAGGCTGGGACGAATGATAAACGGCGCTACTGCGGAAACAACAGCGTTGCCGGCGGTACCGTCTGCCACATCCACATTACCAGAGAACGTCAACGTACCCGACACACCACCCGGCGTAGTAGAAACGTTGGTTGCGTCTGCGGCATACCCAGTCAGAGAATATGCAACAGCGCCAACGGTTACCGTTACCGGATTGCCGGATGAAACAGTTACGACCTCACCGGCGCTATTCAGCGTAGTTTGAAAACCACGAATATCATCGACGGCAATCGACGTGCCGGCAGAACCCAGAGTGGTCGTTACGCGAGAATTACCCCCCATATAAACATTGTACAAAGCCCTTTGCGCCAACGCATCGATTGAACGGAATGCCTGTTCACCCAACGCATAAGCATTTCGCAAGAACAAATCCGCGATAGCTACGCGCTGCGTAGCAACATTCAATTGCATGTTGGCGGCATACTGAGCGATAGTCAGGATGTATTGCTCTACCGAATAATTTTGCGGCGTCAGCCCGCTAGTGATATCGCTATTAGCAGCCGGAGCCATAGCGGTCGTGATCGCCGGCAACAAACCGGTACGCGTTTTGGTAATGGTTTCCCCGATATTTGCAGTGAAATCCTCGCGATCTGCAATAGCGCGGAAACCGAGTATAGCTCTGAGAGGCAGTCCAAACTGATGCTCAAGAAAGCCGGTCTGGATAACACTCTGGAGAGCTGATGGAAGATTATTAACAGCCATTATATTTGTCCTTACGATTGAGAATTTTTGTCATTTCCCTTCGTCGTCTGGACTCACAGGGTATTGGCGCCAAGGCGCCCTCAGAGTTTGATTTTGATGCCGAGGCGTTTCGCTTCCGCCGCACGTTCTTCGTCAGTGGCGGTTTTCGCATTAAATTTTTTCGGTTCGCCTTTGGGCGGTACGGGATCGGTTACAGTGGTCGTTTTTTTCGGCTCAGCGAATAAGTAGGGTTTCGATTCTTTGAGTTTGTTCATCAATTCTTCAGCCCCTTTGACATCGCCGTTTTCATCAAGTACAACGGTTGATAAATCAGCCAACTTCAAACCATCGAGATCAACCATTCCGGCTTTTATAGCCACAGCCTTAAGCTCAGCTCGGATAATTCGGTCATTTGCCGTTTTCTGCGCTTGGGTAATGCTATCTTGAGCATCCTGTTTCGCTTTCTGCGCGGACTGTTCTGCCTGATCAGCATGTTCACGCGCTTCTTTTGCGCTATGCCGATATTTTGCATTTTCCGCTCGAAGCTCTTGAACATATTCCAATGAAAAATGCGTCTTTTCTTCCGGTGGTTGTGACTTAGCGGGTGCCGGCTGAGGCGTAGGAGTCGGGGACGGATTCGGCGTCGGTTCAGGATTTTGCGGACTAATAATATCAACCATCAGGGTCATCTCCAGATAATAATAACCCGCGTCAAGCAGGTATATTTAGACGGGAACCAGTCCCGATTATTCATTGATATTTGCCTTAACTTGCGCCGGAGTATTCCGTGCTAGCAATTCAGCAAAGGCCATTTTCGATTCTGCCTCTGCGTTTTCGATATCAAATTGAGCCGCCAGGGCTTTGATAGCGGTAAGACGCGTGAGCAAGCCGGAATCGACAAGGCGAACGAGAGTGCTCGCGGTGTTCATGATGTCCTGCGCGGTAGCGGTGTACCATGGAGGCCAGATAAGTACAGGTGTTAAGCTATCAGCAAACTCACCGACCTCTGAACCATCCTTGAATTTGAGCTTAATTTTTCGTGACGCTTGGAAAATCATGCCAATAAGTTCAATGATGGCACCCTCGCCATAACTTATAGAAAGCCGGTCGGCTAACCAAATGAGCGCTTGGTTCATAATTTCCATAGCGCGGCCAGACTGAGCGGCGGCTATTTTCTCATTGCTGGCTTTATTGCCATGCATGTTTTCCAATGCGATTTCTCGCAGATGTTTGACATAAGAAATAACCGCCTCTGATGCGCCACCATTAATCTCAAGCAGTTTTGCATCGCCACCAGGAGGGACAACGAGAGCATTGTTGGCTCCCTTAACGATAGGCTGTCCCCCTTGTGCCGCCTCATCCTGTTTAAGCACGAGCGTTGGGTCAGACATGAATTTGAGACCACGTCCCACCTGGGAAAGTTGATAGTCAATCTCTATCTGACAATCTATCGACTCATCGCACATGGTTGGCGTGCCGTCGATATCATTGCCACCCGGTAAATTTTTAATCCATACAACTGGCACAAAACCAAGGTTATGCGTTACCGTTTTGGCTTTGTCGATTTCAGTCGGCTCTCCATAGGAAACTTTAGCCGGTGAATACCATGCCTCTTGTTGTGAATTCCACTCGCGCCTGAACCAGAAATCAGCACCTTCCTCATCTGGTGCTACGCTATAACCAATTTTTTTCAAATCGCTACCAGCGACCTTGTATTGCTCCCTGACACTCTTTAACGTGTCCGGAGCATCAGGATCAAATATTGGCGTCAGATATTCCGTTTCCAAAACGCGAAGAAATACTCTCTCTTTAATGACAGTGAATAAAATAGCGACAGATCCAACCGACCCCTTTGTGGCCGCATCTATCATTACTTCATTCAGTCTGACTTCTTTAATCAAAAGAGTGAGATTTTCTTTAGACTTCTGGTCTCTCACATCAATAACGGGGAAGTGATCTTCACCAAAAAGTAATGAAACGCTGTCATCTACAACCGTGCGACACAGATTAGAGCGTACGGATGGGCGGCGCTGACGCAATGGAATGTATTCCCCTACATTATTCGCCTCTTTGCTAAAATCGTTTTTTATGTTGTCGTAAAGCTGGCCATTGAGTACCTTGCGTAACACCATCAGACGCCAGGAACGCTCCGGCATGTCTTTATCTTTCGCCCACGTTTCCTGAATCGTCCTGAACATTTATTTTTTGCCTTTGTGAACAAAACCGCGTGCATTGAGAGCAAAGGTTGCCATTTCCCGCATGTGTGGATCGAAAGATTTTTTTGCCTGCTCCAATTTTTTTACCGGAATTTTCTGCCCTTCCGGAATTCCGAGTGCGTGATGTAACATGCCCTCATGAGAGGGTTTGATATTAATTGCCATGATTAACGTCCCATAATTGGAATATTTGTCGTTTTGGTAACAACACGTTCTTTGATTGGGAATAGATATGCAATCGGATAAGTGCCGGCATCATTGCCGTGGTCAAATCCGCTTTTTTTATCAGGCTCGCCATGTTCGTTGTAGACTTGCCGCTCCTGGCATTGCGTGAATTTCGGGCATTTGTGCGTATTAATCAGCAAACGCCGTTCACCGTAGGTGTTGCACAGCATGGCGTTCATTGAATTAACCCGGTCCTTGACAGCGGGGTTTGATGGGTTAACGCGAACAGTGAAACCGGCTTTTTTCAGCAGGGACAAATCGGATTCGCTAGCGTTTTGAGATTTTCGATTATCTCCGGAAGCATCCGGATAGACCGTTATGGAGTGATCCGTAAAACGCGATTTTATTTTCTCTACCATCGCCGGCGTGTCAAAAATATCCATCAACTCATCGACTGCGCAGGGAAGCCCGTTTCGCATGACATATACCACCGCGGCCATTTTCCCAACGTTGAAATCCATCCCGATGTGCAAAACATCGCCGGGTTGGATTGTTTCGTCGGTATGATTGAGACGGCGGTCGAAACAGTAATAAACAACGCCCTGGTAGTTCTCGAAACTGGCCTCGTATTCCTGCCGGTACGTACGCGGGTCCATCTTCCGCTTGGCCGCTTCAATTTCTTCCGGCGGGACGTTACCGCCTTGAACTGAAGTGTAAAGCCAGCTTTTGTGATCTGGCTGGCGCCCTTCCTGCCCATCCAACCATGTGTCATAGCAATGGTTAAAACCCTTCGGCGTTCCGATGCGCAGCGCATGGCCGCCAACATGCTCAATGCCATCAACCGTATATTTGCAGGTTGAAAGCATGGGCCGGATGACTTCTTCCCATGCTTCATACGGGCAGTCAGCCCATTCATCTATCAAGACGAAGAACAGTCCCGAACCACGCAGGTCATCGTAATTATTCAGGCCCACGCAGCGGATGATATGCCCGCTCAGTAGGGTGATCGATAACTCAGTTTCGTTTGGTTTGCCGTCACGCCAGTGGCGAGGAATTGCCTGTTTCAGGCGGCGCCAGAATACCCGCTTTGCCTGTTTTTGCGTCGGGGCGCAATACCAGATTTCATCCTCAATGCTGACGTCCCAGCGATCAGCCAGACGTGCGGCTCGGCGCATCTCCGCTTTGCCCAGGAACGTTTTACCGAACCGCCGGCCACACACCGCATCACGAAACCGCGCCTTTGGCTGCCAACCCCAAACGTAGATGTTTGCCTGTTTTGGTGTAAGCGCTACGGGCCCTTCAAAGGATTGGATTCTCTGGGAGAGGTTCATCGGGTGTCAGCGCCTGTAATTTATAATCATCCTCGGGGCCGCTGTGTTGCCCGGATTGCTTCTTGGCTGCGCCGTTATCCAGTTCTCGGCGCTCCATCTCCAATTCCTGTAGGCGCCTTGCGTTCTTGGAGTCGAACAAGCCCAGGTGACGAGCCACGTTTTCGAGCATTTTCTCCCGGCTGATGCTGGTCATCTCGATGGTGCCCTTACCAATCTTCACGCCGGAGTAGGCCAATCGAGCGAGAGGCGAAAGGTTGCGCGTATCGTGGAGAAAAACACGCCCTATCCCCTCTCCACCACAATGCGGGCAATCTGGGTACGGCTCGCGTGTCGGGTTGTAATCCATTCCGCCAGAATTATCGGGAATCGGCTTATCACGTAACTCGGCTTTTTCGACCGCGGCGTTATATTCGTCCTCGGTCCATTGATACTTGTGATCAACACCCCAACAGCGGCGGCAGCAGCCCCGGCGATACTCGGCCAGTTCGTTGGCGTCGAAGGTGGCCAGTTGCCACATTTTTTCGAGGACATCGTCAGCTTCAATAAGCGTGCGCTGCGCAGATGCTTTTTGCTGCTGCGCGATTTCCTGCGCAACTGGAGTTTTCTGAAGGAGTTGATAACCGATTTGCTCGGCGCTCTTTACGCTGTAGCCGGCCCTGATAGCCGCTTGTGTCGCATTGCCGTCTTTCAGGTATTCCGCGACAAAATTGCGTTGCTGTTTTGTCAGCGCTTCATTGGCGACCAGCTTTTCTGCGCTCTTTTCAGCCTGCGCAGTGCGCAATTTTCTTTGTGCAGTTTTTTGCGCAGTCGGCTTTTTGATGTATCGACGAGCAGATGTGTAGTTCAGCCCCTGCTCTTCACACCATTCTTTGGGTGATATGCCAGATTTGGCGTGATCGGACAGGAACCGTTGCTGAAGCTCGCCCCAGTCCGGTTTAGCCATGTTGACTCCATAAAAAAACCGCCCGAAGGCGGCTCGTTTGAATATTGCAATTTATTCTTATTTAATTTCTAAAGCGGCCTGAATGGCATCAGCTAATATTGTTACCTGCTCACCTGCATCTCTCATGTCAATCTCAACTTTCGAACCAGTGCATGCATCCGAAGAGCCAGCAGAAGCTTTTGCTATTTCAAGTGCTGCCTGAACGGCTAATAATCTTTGATGCTTAGTCCTCGCTTCCTCTTCGGTACGCGAACTGCCGGCAAAATAATCCTCTAACATCGCAATCCCCCATCAGTAAAGGAGATTTCACGCTAGCACCAACGGAATGCAAAGACGAAGCCGCACGTCAAAATTTTATTCTTCTTTTTTGATAAGCGGCGCGAACTCGGTAAACATCCTGTCCAGCAGGTAGCAATAGGTTTCGTTTGCGCTGTTGGGGGTCAACTGTAAATTTCTTCTTTTCCATTCAGCATATTCAACTGTTCGTTGAAATATAATCCCGGTTTTTTTGACAACTCCTAACTGAATTATGCTTATTTTTTAGTTGTAAATTCTGAATTTTATAAAAAATACAGAATTATCTAAATTAACGCACCCCGTTTGCTACCATAGCCGGTGCCGCTACCATGAAAGGGGAACCCGCAGCGATACGGTAAGCCCTGGTATGCATCTTTATTGATTAACCCCACCCACTCACGCAGAGGAGTTCCCACCTTCCGGTGGCTACGGTCATCGTTAAAGCGGGGAGACAGCGAAGATACAACGCTATAATCACTGTCAGGCCCACCTTGATGGGCCTTGCACTGATTACAGGTATTTCTTTGCCAGCGCCTTCAATTCGTCTTCAGCACCGGCGCCGAGCTGCTCAATGCCGGCCACAACAAATTTGTATGCGGCTTCAAAGTCGGCAACGCCGGTTTTTACTTCCTGCACTGGTGTCGGCTGGATAGTAGCGGTCGGGTCGACGGCTACGGTCGGATCAACTGCGGTCTGTGCGGTAGTGGTATCAGATGCGGTAATGTCAGTCACGGTTTTTACCTCGGATGGTTGGGTTTCGGTCGCCGGCGTTGCGGCAACTGGAGTGAAATAAATGGCGTAGAACCATGCGATAAGCTTTTTAATCATTTCTGTCTCTCGGCCTCGATTTGACGAATACCGGATAATTGGGCGTTGCAGTTTTGCAGGTCAGTTAGCAATGCCTCATCCCATTCCACCGCAGCGCCATAGGTCAGCGGGTCACTTGGTGGCGGGCTGACTGGACACTGTTGCGTCAAACTGGCCGGTATCGGCGGCACCGGTGTTTTGACGTATTGCGTTGTAGTGGTCGAGCAGGACTGTAGCAGCGGCAGCAGGCACAATGGTAACAGCGCACGGCTCAGTTTTGAGAACGGTTTGGATAACCACTTCCCTTTCCTGGCTGTCGGATTTGTTTTTGGCCTGTTCATTGAGCGTTGCCCCGGCGATGGTGTTGAAAATATTTACGAGCCGTTCCTGATTAGCGACCACCAGCGCAGCAGATTTGTTTTCCTTGGTAAGTGTGGCGTTGGTGGTCACTTCGCTGGAGTATTTCCCGTAATAGTGGAACGCGACCCAGGCCAGAATGCCAAATATCATGACGAGGATAATCGTCACCGCGACAGCGATTTTGTTGATCATTTTTGCTGTCCCATGAAACAAAGTTGGCGATCGATTTCACGGCGGTTAATCAAGCCCTTGTTCCGCTGTCCGTTCACATAGACCCATTGCCGCAGGTCATTGCATGCGTGGGTAATATCACCGGCGTTCAGGTGGCGCAGCAGTGCGGAGTTTTTATAAGCGGTGATGCCAACATTGAAAGCGAATGAATAAAGCGCGGCGCGGGTGTAGTTGTCTATTTTCACCTTCACGGTGGAATCAACAGCTTTTTTTACCGGGGTCAAATCCCTTTCGAGCAATATCCCGCACTCCTCATCGGAATAATATTTGCCTGGGATTACATCGTTACCTGTATGACCATCGCAAACTGTCCAAACGCCGCCGGGATCCTTAAACGCATAATGCGTGGTCCCTTCTACACCGTACTGACCAGGGAGATAAGCAACGATGATGGCTATAGCTCCACCTGTGGCGGCTGATATAACCTTATTCCTCAGCTGCGGTGACATTGCCATCTGTTTGCTCCGTCTCGACCAAAATCTGGTTTACTTTCTGAACGACTTGGGCCGCCTGGCTGGAATCGTGCGACGGGGAACCTTTCAGAAAATCAACAATGGCCTTTGTCCGCTGCTGATCGAATGCTGCCCGCTCCAGGGCCACTGACCGATTCAGTTTTTCGGTCTTACGTTTGTCCAGATAGCCCAGTAGAGATATGACCGCCCCGATCAGCGCAATGACGATGTAAAACATTTCCATTGTGGTTAATCCCATCAGGCTGGATAGCAGCGTGACTAATGCGCCGCCGTGAGTGGCGATATCAGATTTGTCATTCATTCGGTACATGCTCCACCTCCCGTAGGATTCGGGTTGGCGCTGTGTGGGGAATAAAAATCGCCTGCCGTAATTGGTACTGGGGAAATCCGAGACAGGCTGGAAACGCAAAAAGGCCGCCAGGTGGCAGCCTTAATAATTCGATAAGCTCTTTGACGTAGTCGTCACTCTTATCAGAATATCGCAATTTTTACGATCGTAAACTTTTTTCTTAATTATTTTATCGTCAGGCGACCATGACACTTTTCAAAAAATTACGGTCAATATCCCGGTCCATTTCCAGGGTGATATTCAGCGCCATCAAATACCCCTCAATCACACCCTCAGCATTCTGTAGCTTTTTCCCAATATGGGTATCAGAGCAATGATGCTCATTAGCCAGCGCCATAAACGTTTTGCCAAACACGTAATAGTCAAACAGCAGGTCATGGGTTACCGGCTGCTTGCCGCGCAGGCCAGCCATGATTTCAGATATTTTTAGGCCATCTTCATCGGAGCATTGGATTCTTGTTTTTACTTTGCTTGGTATCAGTCCTTTGAATCCGGCAGCGATAGGGCTCCAGTAAACATCCTCATGATTGTTTGCACACCAAGCCCCCCACCTTTCCATAACCTGCTGTATGTCTCTCATGCCATGGCCCTCGCTCGTCTTCTGAGTAAATCGTAATCACATTCAAAACTGGTATGTGCCCAATACCTCGCTATGGTGAGGACACACCAGAAATGCCGGAGGTCTGATATTTGGGAGGGGGTCACGCGGCCTCCCGATGCTTCAATAAATCTCTCCGTTTCGCCCGATAATGAGCCCGTATACTGTCCAATTCTTCCCGGGTATATCGGTGAGGGGTGTTGTCATTCTCCAGCGCCAGAACGCGCTCAAGACCGATTTTTTCTATCAAACCTTCACGGTATGGAATGGCGTTACTCGACAGCTCGTCATTACAGCGATGGCACTGTTTATTTATATTGAGTTCGTTATATCTGAGATGAGACGCGGCACCCCTTGAACGATAATGACCAGCCTCCCATTGGACAGTTATCCACGTTCCGCAGCTGATACAGGGTAAATCCCTGTCGCGCTCTCTGACATAATCGTTAACGACACGCTGCGTCATGTCCTCCCAATGTTTAAGGGGCTTAACTGCGGCTTTGCGCTCACGCCACATCTTACGCTCTTCCTTCAATGCCGCCGCTTTCTTCCTGGCAACGCTCTGACGCCCTTTTTCGGCTGCCGTCCTGATAACTTCATCTCTGCATTCATCAGAGCACCACCAGACGTAGAAGGCCGTAGGTTTGAAGGTTTTTCCACAACTTTTGCAATTACGGCGCTTTGGGATATTCATGTCTCACCTCTGCATCAGCTTTTTATAGGCTTCAATGTCCCTTGAATTTTCTCGGCAGCGTTGCTTGAGTTGGTAGTTTTCTTCACGAAGCTCATCAAGCTGCTTTTGATAATCGGCCTGCGCCTCTTCCCGAGCCTTTATCCATGCAATATCCTTGTTTTTCTGAGCCGCCCGCTTAGCCTGTCTCACCGCCGCATGGTTCTCGATAAACCAATCAGGGTCATTAAACGCAAATCTAGCGACTTGATAGAAATAATCAGATGATTTTCCGTTCAAAATATAAATTGATAGAAACGGTAGTTTTATGGATAACATTTTTCTTTGAGACTCTTTATCGCCGAACATGTGTCCGCGTTTAATGCTTAGGCCAAAGCCCCTATGTATAACTATCATTATCTCCCCCTCAATCTCGCCCATTTGACGTCATGGAATCCCGTGGTAGGCTGATAGGATGTTATTTGGTCTGCGGTGGGTATGGGTTTGGGTTTATTGCGGCTTCGTTTGGTGGGTTGGAATATTGAATTTTCCATAATCATCAATGTCGGACTACGCCATCGCATCATAATTTTTTCTCACCTCACGCAGTCGTTTATCGAACTGATAAATTTTGCTGGTTTCCCGATATTCCGTAAAAATATCTATCCGTCCGGATGGTTTTGGTGGTTCATGGTCATTCGTGATGTGATGGTGATACTCTTTGACACTACCACTCCTAAATAGAAAACCATCATCCGTCATTTGTTTTGTTGTGACCTGAATAGTAGTCGCTGACATCCCTAATTTTAATATTATTTCATTATTGGTGATGCCATCATTTTCACTCACCAATTGATATATAATTTTTCTCAATTTTTCTGCTGGAATTTTCATGGTATGATTTTCTCCGGTAATTTCACGCGTTGATGGCTGCGAGGCTTGGCCTTGAATCCGTCCTGAACGGCTTTCTCATATCCAGCGTGGAATGCGATAGGCCAAATCTCTGCGAGGAATTTTTTCAGATGAATATCCATTTCATCGCCGCGCTTTACCGGTCCCCCGTCTTTGATATAGAGAGTTTCATCGAGGTATTGCTGTAATGTTGATGGCATAGGATTACCTCTTATTATTTATTCCCCACCTTTGCGCCCATTCCAATGCCTGACGTGCCTCATCATTCCATTTCACACCCTTCTCAGCTCCAAAAGCTGCTATTAATTCCAGTAACTCGCTAAACTCACTGACGCGCATCTTTGAGGTTGATTGCCCCAACACAACAAACCCATCACCGGTTAGGTTTGGAACGACATCCTGCTTTTTCAGAGCCGCGGTGAATATCGCTTTCCAGCTTTCGCTATCCAGCCAGCGACCATGCCAGTTCACTTGCCTAGACACATCGGACAACGTGGCCCAAAGTTTGCGATTCTGGTCTAGCGAACGGCTTCGCTCTTGAATAGTGATGGTGAGAGGCTTGTCTGAACTGAGGGGTAACTGCCTGATATGGTCTATGAGGTTTTGGCGTATTTCTGGAGTGCGCAGGTAATAAACCTGTTTATCCATATCTATCTCCAGTCTGTTTTTCCACTATGATGATTTTCATTTTCGGCAAAACGTCTTGCTGCTTCCTGCTGGTCGATATTTTTGAAGTGACCATTTCGCCAGCCCATATAAAACGTTTGGGGTTTACCTGAACGGTATTTACCGATAATGATTTCAGCAATCCCGCGCATATTGCTATTCTCGTTATAAACCTCATCCCGGTAGGGAAAGATAATAACGTCAGCGTCCTGTTCAATGGCGCCAGATTCCCGCAGGTCTGCCATATTGGGGCGTTTCTCCCCTCTCGACTCAAGACCGCGGTTGAGTTGGGAAAGCAATATCACCGGCACCTTGTTGCGCAGGCAAAATTGCTTCAGCTTCCGGGTAATTTCAGCTATCGCCAAATCAGGGCGTTCAGCTTTGGGTTTTGGTATCAGGCCGAGGTAGTCGATAGCCAGGAATCCCAGGCCAGTATCCATGACCATTCGCTCTGCGTGGGCGATGATTTCATCCACGTTGAACGAACCAGACAGGACATAATTTTCCTCATCCAGCAACGTCCCGGTGGCCGCCGTCAGCATGGCGTATTCTTCCTCCTGCATGTTGAGTGGCTGACGGAGAACGCCTATCGGTATACCAGAGCGGTCGGCAATGTGGCGCTCAACAACCTGCAAATCGGACATTTCGAGAGAGATAATTAGCCCTCGGCCCTTGTCCCGCCCGATTGAGTTGGCGATATTGATTGCCAGCTCGGTTTTCCCCATACCAGGACGTCCAGCGATGATTATCAGGTCGGTACGGTCAAATCCCCCGTATTTCTCGTCCATGGGTTCTATGCCGGTACGCAGGTATAACCCGGAGGTTGCCCCAGCCATGCGCTTATCCAGAACGTTAAGATAATCCGGGATCATGTCGGCAACCCGGCGCGGGAGTTTTTCGTTGGTCTCGAACTGAATTTTAGCCAGCGTCCCGCTCACTTCAGCAAGCCGCTCGTTGAGATTGTCAGGCGACGCGCTTTCCAGCAAAGACATAGCTACCTTCAGGTCGGTCAGGCCCTTTCGGACCATCCAGCATTGGCGCACACGTTTAGCCCAGACCCGGATATTATTCGCCATCGAGGCGCGTTTACTGACCTCCAGCACAAACGCCTTTGTTCCCTCCGGAACGCCATCACGGACCGTGAAGGGGTCAATGGCTTCGGTCTTGCCCAGCAGGCTGACGATGACCTCGTACATCTTGCGCAGGTGAAAATTCTCGATAGCCTCCGGTGGCAGCTTTGCGGCGATTTCACGCGAGTGAACGTGATCACCGATTGCCAGCATCGAGCCGACCAATAATTCTTCAAATTCGTAGCTATCCATCGCTTTCCATCCCTAAAATCTGGTCGATTTTTTCCTGGCGCAATGCAGTATCGATACCGTATTTCTTCCCCTCCGGATTCCCTCCGCAGGCCCAGGCAGTGGGCTGATAGCCTTGCTCCAAATAGCCATTGAGCACCGTATCAACATCACGCGGCTCTCGGCCAAGCTCGTGGCACTGCTTGATGTACGATGCCCAGAGGCGTTTCAACCCGTTCTCGGTGGTGGTGGTGATGCTGCGGATTTTGGGTATGCCAAACTTCCCGGCTTTGCAGTTCCACGTATCCCTTAGGCGTATGCGATCAAACTCAGGAAGGGCAGCGGATGGTTTTGGTTTTTTCTTGGCAGGTTTAACACCTTCCGTCCGAACACTTTCGGACAAGGTATTTTTATTATTATTTATTTCTTGTTCTAATAACTTCTTGTTCTGTTGGACGGTAGGTTCCCCGGATGGTTGGACGGATGGTTCACCGGGTATACCTTCCAAACCCGCGCCATTCCTGGGTTTAGGTTGGACGGTAGGTTCCCCGGATGGTTGGACGGATGGTTCACCGGGTATACCTTCCAAACCCGCGCCATTCCTGGGTTTAGGTTGGACGGTAGGTTCCCCGGATGGTTGGACGGATGGTTCACCGGGTATACCTTCCAAACCCGCGCCATTCCTGGGTTTAGGTTGGACGGTAGGTTCCCCGGATGGTTGGACGGATGGTTCACCGGGTAATAACCCCTGATAATCGGCATAATTTGTTATGGTGATCACAGTTCCAAATGGCGTACCTTCAGTCGAAATCATACCTTCACGTATGAAAAAACCCAACATCCGAGTAACAGCTTTAGCGCTCTTCTCGTTGCCATCACTATCCCGAAGTTTTCGGGCCAGGACCACCGGGGTGGTCACCAACTGACCTGCATTTAAATTCCAATTTTTCCCGGCAAATTCGACTGTTCTCGGCTTATGGGTTGCCTCTCCCAGCATCCTTACCCACAAGGCCAATTTTGCCGTGTCTTTAGCCCAATCCGTGGACAGAAGACTTCTGAATAGGGCGAAGTGCCCTTTTCTTTGGTTCTCCATCCGTGAACTCCTGCGCTGATGAGCAGCGTTAAAATCATATATTTCTGCTGTATTGCTCATTTGCTTTTCTCCTTCGCCTTATACTCATCCAAAACTTTCCGCATCTTCTCTGCAAAAACCGGATCGATTAATCGAAGGAGGCGCGAGCGAGCAATATTTTTGTGTATTCGTTGGATATAAGATTTATCAACATGTTTTGGCATGCTATAATTCCTTTGCTGATATGGTTATTCAAATAGGTCTCGCTGTGTTGTCGCACCGCGAGACTTTTTCTTTTTGGGGCTATTAACTGGCTCGCGAATATGCTCCAGCATTTCAATCAGCGCTCTGGCCAATTCCGCTGTCCCCTCTCCCTGAATCACCAGACTGTTATCCGGCTCATCAAATCCGATTGCCGCTAATAATCTGGCGGCCTTGCTTACAACGTTGTCTCCCGTCTGCCAGCGACTAACCTGGGATTGATGAACCCCGACCACGTCAGCCACCCGACACACTCCCATTGCCTGAATTTTGCCCCTTATGCGCGTTTCAATTTCCCGCGCTCTGTTGCGTTGATATGCGATGTCCATCTGTGATAATTCCCTGGTTGATTAAATGCGTGACTAGGCCGTGACCTGTCACAATGGGTTGCTCCACACCGGCGGAGCGTATCAGCTGTTTTAAAGAACAGTGGCGTTTCTTACGCGACCTTGTCCGGGTGAGGGAAAAGATCGCTTAAATCTGGTCGGATTAGGTAAGCAGGGATAGTTCCGTTGGTGGCCTTTTCAATGCGCTTGGCATTTGCGGCGGATACCTTCTTTTTCCCATGCAACCAAGCCCATACAGATGGCTGTTTTACGCCGCAAGCATCAGCAAGCTTCTGCTGACTCCCAACGGCGGTTATAGCCTCGTTAATGACTTTGTTGACCATAAAATAGCTCCTGCTTTCACTTTCCATTGAATAATAGTCTTAGCTATTCAATTTGTAAATAGGCAAGTCTATTTGATGGATAGATAGCTATGGCTATATGATGAGATTATGAAAAATACGACATTCTCAGAACGACTTAACATAGCCATGAAGGAAAGTGGCTTTACTCAAGGCGCCCTTGCTGAATCTGTAGGAATGGCGCAACCAAGTGTATGGAAATTGGTCAGTGGTGGCGCTAAAGGTTCTAAGAAAACCGTTCAAATAGCCAAAGTTCTTGGCGTTCGGCCAGAATGGCTTGCTAACGGTGAAGAACCGATGCGTGCGGAAGGGATGACGGCTCATAATCCAAGATCATCTATTCCCCCGAAATCCGAGTGGGGAACGGTCGATCCATGGGATGACGATACGCCACTCCGCGATGATGAAGTTGAAGTCCCGTATCTGAAAGATATTGAATTCGCCTGTGGAGACGGGCGCATCATGGATGAAGACCATAACGGTTTTATGCTGCGATTTTCCAAATCGACATTGCGCAAGGTTGGAGCGAATACGGACGGATCGGGTGTGCTTTGCTTCCCAGCTCGCGGCGATAGCATGGAACCGATTATTCCTGACGGCACGACAGTAGCCATCGACACGAACAACAAACGCATCATCGACGGGAAGCTATATGCCATCGGTCAGCCTGGTGGTGGGAACGATCAGTTAAAGCGCATAAAACAACTGTATCGCCGCCCAGGTGGGCGGTTAGTGATTCACAGCTTTAACGGCAGTGATGACGAAGAGGCCCAGGAAAGTGACGTTGAAATCATCGGTCGCGTCTTCTGGTACTCGGTGCTGGTGTGATGCTCCCCTAAGGGGTGGGATGTATCTAATGATGAAGAGTATGTTATAAAAAATTTTATATGTTTTTGATATTATTGAAATTTATATAAATATTGAGGACGCATATGGCATATCTCGATAATGCGCTTGAAGCGCACATTTCTTGGCATATAACTCAATTTGGTAAAAGTAATTTTGAAGGATGTGATGTCATAGCATACTATGGAGGTATACAGTTTTGGTCCAAGGATGTTTATCAGCCGAAGATTGAAAATCTTGCCTCTAAAAACAAGGCTGAAGAAGGGCATCCAAAGTGTTTGGTGATAATTTTGTATACAACGGGTGGATCCGTTGAAGCTGTGGAAAAAATGGTAGAAATAACAAGACATTTTTACCAAGAGGTCTCATTTATTGTCCCGGATATTGCAATGTCAGCAGGCACTATATGGTGCATGTCCGGCGATAGGATTTTCATGGATTATTCTTCTTCACTAGGACCAATCGATCCCCAATTGTTACTACCTGATGGGCGATGGGTTCCTGCTTTAGGATACCTCGACAAAAGTGAAGAGCTGATAAAAAAATCAGCCGAAGGGAAGCTGACTGATGCCGAACTGGCAATGTTAACTAACCTTGACCTTGCTCAACTTAGAAGATTTGAACAAGCAAGGGATCTTTCTATCGACTTACTGAAAAAATGGCTTGTTGAGTATAAATTCAGAAATTGGAATACTCATCAAACAAACCCATTGAAAGTTGGTAAAATTGTTACAAAACGGCAAAAAACAAACCGAGCACAAGAGATAGCCAAGGCTCTGAGCGATAATAGAAAATGGCACTCTCATAGCAGAATGATTGGAATTAATACATTAATCAATGAGTTACATCTTAAAATAGAAGATTATACCAATAATCCACAAATGTCAGATTCTATTAGGAATTTACACAGAGTAATTATGGAATACATGGAGAGAGCAAAGTTGCAGGTTCTTGTTCTAACAAGCTTTTCTCCCGATGCAATTTAGCTTAGTGCGGAGTTTATATGACAAAAAAACAACACATTGACCAAAAGGTGGAAAAAATTATACAATCCCCAGATTCTAATGATAGCATCAAAAGAATCAATGAATTACGAGAAAAAGGAGTTCTGCGAAAACCTTCTTATGAGCTGGCATGCGGACCTTCTTTGTTAAACAATCGATTTAACGTCGAAATTAGTATCTAAATTAATTCATTCTCCATAGACCCGGCCCCGCGCCGGGTTTTTCATGCCTCCCTCCTGTACATAATCTGACCAATTCCATCCCGTAGTAAACATCATTCCTCGAAATCTGGCCTATCGACACCGGTAGTCCATCCCAATCTGCGCCCAGGCCGGGCGTGAGAAGATTTTTTCAAAGAAAAATCTATTTAAAATCAATGAAATTATATCATTTTCTATTATTTTATATCTAAAGCTATTTACTTCAATAATAGTTTTAGCTATATTCATTCCATCAACACGGAACACGGCAGGAGCCACGGTTGATATGGAAGTCAGGCAAGGATGCCACGGCAGGACGCCAGGATTCACCAGGGAGGGTTCAGCAGCACTGCTCTTTAACAGACATGGGATTTCTCCTGCCAATGTAGGAGACGGAAACTAACTACAGGAGGTGCCGAAATGGTGCACTAAAGCGGTTAGACCGCATTTGGATGCCTGTTTGATTTCAGGCAGCGTGAAGACGGCGTTAATCCGGTCTGGCTCCCACGGCGACGTAGTGAGGGAGAGGAGGCATAAGCATCACTGAGTGGCCGGTTGGCGCCCGGATAACGCATAAGCAGCCATATGATGAGCGGATTTACCCTGCCGATGCTGATTAAGGTCGTCAGGTATAAAACCACTGGAGGCAATCATGACAATAGTCATTACCATCCTCGCGACTGAGAACGCCAAAACACGCCGGTATCGCAAACGCGGTGAGTTGATGGCAAAGCGTCGCGATGATGCAGAGTTGGCCCGCAAAATTGACGCCGCATTTACCAAATTATCCGAGGGATGTTCATCACGGGTAATGAACGCAGTTAATCCGATAGTCCCGAATATGCAGCAAATGGAGTCAGGTTCGTGCTGTTTGCCTGACGTGAGTTTATACCGCGCCGGCCACAGAAAGCAGGCTGACGCGATTACGGCAAGATAGTTTCAGGGATAAATCACGCCAGGGGATGGCAGACGGTCAATAATAATATTGGGGTAAATATGGCGACTGATATACAGCGTATCGAGTCTATGTTGACGATTTTGCGCGATATGAAATCTGACATGAAGCGACTACAAAAATTATCCGAAATGGATTATCGAGATATGACGCCTAAACAATGCCAGAAACGTAATGCCGATGCCGGCTGGATAGCGATGGCGCAAATAAAACGGCGTCATGAATTACATGCATTGTCCGTTGAATTGGGTTTTGCGGAAAAGCGTGAAAGTTATTTTGAGTTTGAATTAACTGACGGTTGGCATCGTTTCAATCATAAACCGCGAGAACCATTTACAGACCAAACGTATTGCTAGAGTGCCTCGCTCATGCGTCTAACGGGCGCATGCTCATAGCCACTCATACCCGCCACCGTGCGGGTTTTTTCGCCCAAATTACAGGAATAACCATGAACGATACAGTTTTAGTGCTGCGCACGTGCAATTCCGATATGACCTCTCGCAATGATTTCGTTTGGCCTGAATCTGGTTTGGTTGAATGCCCCGATTGGGAGCCGACCGAGGAATGCGGTAATGGCCTGCATGGCCTGTTATAGGGCGAGGGTGCTTCGTCGTATTTGAACATGGACAGTGACGCCAAATGGCTGGTATGCGCTGTTGAGGCAGACAAATACATCGACCTGGACGGAAAAGTTAAATTCCCGTCAGTTGACGTTGTTTACTGCGGCGACCGTGAAGGTGCTATTGCCTATCTCGTAGAGAACGGCGGCGCCGGCAAGGCGATCGTGTTTAGCACCCTGACCGGTGGCGATTACAGCACCCTGACCGGTGGCTATCGCAGCACCCTGACCGGTGGCGATGACTCAGTACTGATCATCCAGCGCTGGAACGGCAAACGTTATAAATACGAAATTGCCAATGTAGGCGAAAATGGAATTAAGCCCAACACAGAATATCGTCTGGATGAGGATGGCGAATTTATCGAGGTTACCGAATGAGAATTCATGTTCATTGGGATCCGCATTATGAAAAAAATCCAGACGAGCCGATAGTTATACCACGTATATTCGGCTGGCGAGCCTGGGCATTTATCATTGCAGTTTCAACGCTGGCTCTCCTATGCCAGATAGCGAGCATATGATGACAATCACTAAACGCATGGCGTGGATGGGGATATTTGTATTCTGCGCGTTGTTCTGGTTTACGGTATTCCTGATTTCTACTGAATTATTAAAATAAGGCGAGGGATTAATGAGCGAATCAAAAGAACTCGTATTGGTTTCATTGCCTGCTACTCCGACAGACCTCGAAGCCGCATTTATCAGCGATGACTATATCAGTAATCTTATTGCTGAAATCACGCAAAAGGCATCTTCAGTAGTCGGCGATATTAATACCACTAAAGGTCGCGGCGTATATATCAGCATGTCATCTAACGTCCGAAAGACGAAGGCGGCAATCGACGAAGCTGGTAAAAACCTCGTTGCTGAGATGAAAAAACGTCCTGCCCTGGTAGACGCTAGTCGCAAACGGGTACGAGATGCCCTAGATGAATTGGCAGTAGAGATTAGACGGCCCGTAACAGAATGGGAGCAAGCCGAAGAGGATAGAAAGGAAACTATCCGGAAAAGGCTCGCCTATTTGCGGGCATTAGGAGATGTAATCGACGATGCTGGTAATTATCTTGATTCAGTTGATATTCAAGGTCGGCTGGCGGAAGCAAAATTAGTTGCCCTTGATGATAAATGGCAGGAGTTCGCAACAGAAGCCGGCGTAGCAAAAGATGCAACGGTGCGGAAGCTTGAATTAGCGTTCACTGAAGCCAGGAAGCGCGAAGAAGAAACTGCCGAATTGGAGCGGCTACGCAAGGAAGCGGAAGAGAAGTCCCAGCGTGAGCGTGAGGAACGTTTAAAGCGTGAAGCCGCTGAGCAGGCAAAACAAGAAGCCGAGGCACGAGCCAAAGCTGAAATCGAAGCCGCCGCACGGCGTGAGGCAGAAGCCAGAGCCGCTCAGGAACGCGCAGAGCGTGAACGTATCGAAGCCCAGCAAAGAGCCGAACGCGAAGCCATAGAAGCCCAGGAACGAGCTGAGCGGGAAAAACAGGTTGCTATCGATGCCGAACGCCTGAGGGCGCAGCAAGAAGCTGAAGCCAGGGAACAGGCCAGAATCGCCGAGGTGCAACGGATTGCTGATGAAAAGGCAAAGCGGGAAGCCAATAAGGAACATCGGAGAACGGTTAATCGTGCGGCTGTGTCCGCGCTAATCAATGCCGGCGTACCGGAAGAATGTGCCAAAAAATGCATTACTGAAATTGCGTTAGGAAATATTCCGGCAGTGCAAATCAATTATTAACAGGTAATCCCATAAAAATTAAATATCTGCGGCTGGCGCAAGCGTTGGCCCGCCGAGCTATTCTCCGTCGCCGCGATATTACATGGGCGCGGGCAACACGGTTATTAATGCGGTATAGCGGGAGGATACAATGAATTCAGTACAAATTCAGGAATTGGATAAAATTATTGAATCATTCTCACCGGAGGAAAATGAAATTTTACAGCAGGATGCTGAAACTGATTTGTCATCCTGGAGCCAGGGAGAATTGGTTTCTGGACTATCAAAATTCGCGTCCCGTGAATCACTGAATGTTGTTCTAGCAAATTATAATGACGCATTGGGTGATGCAATATACGAAATCATCCTCAGAGCCAAACGGCTCGATAAGGCCATGGAGATTTATTATTATGTTCCGGATGAGGTGGCGTGATGAAACCCGGTATTTACCACGATATTACCAATGCTGATTATCATGCAGGTGATGGCGTCAGCAAATCTCAGTTGGACGATATAGCCATCAATCCAGCAATTTTCCAGTGGCGAAAATATGCTCCCGTCGATGAGGAAAAAACGGCTGCGTTAGACATGGGTACTGCCCTGCATTGCATGCTATTGGAACCGGATGAATTTGATAAACGATTTATCGTAGCTCCCGAATTCAATCGTCGGACTAATGATGGCAAAGCGGCAGAAAAAGCATTTTTGGAGGATTGTTCAGGTATGGGAATGACGGTCATGGATGCCGAGCAGGGACGCAAGCTCAAGTTGATGCGCGAAAGCGCATTGGCACATCCGGCGGCGCGATGGCTGCTTGAGGCTGACGGCTATTGCGAATCGTCTTTTTACTGGACTGATAGCGAAACCGGCGAACTTTGCCGGATCCGCCCGGATAAATATCTGTCTGACCAACCCGTGATCATTGACGTGAAAAAAGTCGCCGACATGTCTCGATTCCAACGGCATGTAGAGGAATTCCGCTATCACGTCCAAGACGCGATGTACCGGGAGGGTTATTACCAAACCCTGAGTGAATATCCCCTTTTCTGCTTTATCGCAGTGAGCGAATCCATTGATTGTGGTCGCTATCCGGTGCGGGTCTTCCAGCTTGAAAAAGACGACGTATCCGTAGGGCATGATTTATTCCGTCAAGACCTGCAAACCTATCATGAATGCCGAGAAACCGGTAATTGGGGCGGTATCGAAGAACTCAGTCGCCCCGAATGGGCTAAGAGGAAGGACAGAGCATGAGCAATGAAATTATCCAGTCTCCGGCCAACGAAGCCGATACGAAATCTGCCATTTTTAGCCCCACCGGCTTACAGAAATTGCAAGCCTTCGCGTCCGTAATGGCAGAGGGCAAAGCGACAGTGCCGGCGCATTTAGCAGGCAAACCAGCAGACTGTCTGGCCGTAGCATTGCAGGCGGCGCAATGGGGCATGAATCCCTATGCAGTAGCTCAGAAAACGCATCTGGTAAACGGGACGTTGGGTTATGAAGCTCAACTGGTTAATGCTGTCATAACCAGTTCCACTGCCGTAAACGGCAGGTTTAAATACAAGTACGGGGGTAACTGGGAGGCATTCAAACCGGGAGATAAGAATCCTAAAACCGAGGCTGGATTATATATCCAGGTAGGCGCCGTACTGCGTGGTGAAACGGAAATCACCTGGGGTGAGCCGCTATATATGGAATTCGTCGCAACACGCAACTCCCCATTATGGAAGACGGCACCCAAACAGCAGCTTGCGTATTTAGCTATAAAATATTGGGCCAGACTATATTGCCCTGACGTTATTCTCGGGGTTTACACGCCTGATGAGTTCGAACCATCGGAACGTAAGGAGCGTGATATTACTCCTGCTCGGACAACTGGCGACTTAAACAATCTCATCAATGCCAAACAGCCCATCGAGGCAAAGCCAGAGCAAAAGAAAAAGGATGAACGCCAGCCCGACGAATTACTTGCTGACTTCACAGCGGCGGCCGGTGGGGCAAAAAATATTGAGGAACTCGATAGATTCTATAAATATAGCGCCCTCAAATTGGCCGGCCATCCGGATGAACTTCAAAAAGCCACGGACGTTTATCAAATCCGCAAGGACGAAATGAACGAAGTTCCGATGTAATAGCAAGGCTAAAGAACAACATGAAAATATTAATTACATCAATCCTATTATTAATTTCAGCATTATCTTATGCTGACCAGACAAAAATCATGGTTTGCGATGGTTATGCAGTAATAGGATTTAACGAACAACCAGTTCGTGTCGATGGTCAACGGAAAAATGCGGCATTGATTGCTGATAATGGCTCAATGTTCCAAGTTGTTCAGGATGAATATGTTCTGACATCGCCCATAATCCACGAGGTAAAAAGGGGAATTTTCAGGGCGATAGACGCACAGGGAGTCATTTTTATCAAACGTGGCGGCACATATCAAATATCAGCCGATGGGACCAAATGGCTATATTATGACAACTGCCGTGTTGCAGGAGAGAAAATGTGATGGACATAAAAATAAACAGTCTGGTCGTCCTGAAACGCAATCCTAACCAATATGGCGTAGGACAGGTTACGATAATTAACCGTCGTGATGATATCGATTGGGCATGGGTGCGATGGGATAGCGTTGGCTCTCTCGAACACAAATCAACTGAATTACGTCAGGTTGGGACAATCTATCCGAATATGAGGTAAAAAATGCCCTGGATTGAGGAGGTTGTCACTCTAGCGATAACGAGCATTCCTGAATCGTTGGAGGCCAACCACGGTATTGTTTCTGCCACGGCCAAATCATTGCATATCAATCGGAATACTGTCAGGAAATATCGAGACGATTATTTAATGAAACGGCATGTAATCGTTAATGGACGTCTATATAAACTTTATCAGAGGGGTAAATATGAACGATAAACAAAAAGCGTTTGAGGAATTCTGCAAAACATCGGAGATGTATCCGTTTAGCTATCAGAAATTTTTTGAAGCAGGCTACGATGCTCGCAACGCGGAAGTGGCGGAGCTGAAAAAACAACTGGCAGAAAACCAGGCATTTTTCGACGGTCTCCATGACGCGATTAGACCGGAGGAAAATAAATCTCAGCCCATTCAGGCGGTGTCTGTGCCGG